TTCCCCGAAAATATCCTGTTTGACATTCTCGTATAACGGATCGAGGAGATCGCACACCGGATTCAAAAATTTGTTCTCGAAATAGTACAAATAGTCTACAGGTATATTGTTTTCCTCGACGTACTTGGGATCTTCAGATTTCTCAAACGCTTTCGCCTTTGGATCGTCCGTCTTAGTCAGCAAGTACGGAACACGGTCTCCTGATTGCGGTTCCGAACCTGGTTTACGTTCACGCATTTTTACGACAACCTGAACATGTGACTGGTTGATATTTACACTCTCGGGGCTCGTCACAGAAACGGGTTCCCCCTTAATCTTGTATGTATCGGACAAGGATTGACTCAGTACGAGTTTATCATTCGGTATGTCTCCAGACAGGAGTTCGATCGCACGCTCTTTCGCCAGCTCTTTTGGTGGACCTGGATCACTCGATGTGAGTACAACATCAAGGAGTTCTTTACACACTTCTCGAACATGTGGTGTATTGTCCCGACGAACAACCTGGAGACCCTTGATATCTATGTAGTCCATATGCATTTGGTCATCCTTCCCTTTCGTCCAGAGTTTCGCGGCGTATCGCTTTTTGGAGTATAGGAAATAGGGCCAGTAGACCTTTTCGAGTTCCAGATTGTTTGGCTTTTTGAAGAGTGCAGAACACTCTTCAGCCGCGCGTTCACCGATTTCCCAGCTGTACCTGACCGCCTCTTCACCTTTTCGGTCACCCACGTCAAACTCTACCATGACTGAATCGGTATCTCCGTACCGTACCTTCGCCCCTGGAAAGTTTGCCTCTACATAATTCTTCGTCTCTTCAATCATACCACGACCACGACATGTCGTCGTAGATGCGATCGGTACACACGGAAGAATACCCTTACCTGCACCCGTAAATCCGTACACAGAGTTCATCGAAACCTTGTACGCCAACTGCTTACCGTTGTATACTTCTTTCATGGACCCCGTCGCAGCTGCCATATCCTTCTTCGCCTTTTTGCGAAACTGTTTAAGTTCGAGGAGAATCGCGGGTAAGAGACTCGGTACACCTTGTGCGAACTTGTACACCTTGTCACCAATTTTAAATGTCTCGTATGTTACACCATCAATATTCCCATAACGATATTCATCCATCACCAATGTTGAATAACAAAGGTTATGCGCCATCATGATTGATGGGTACAGGGCTTCAAAATCAAGTGCCGTGATTGGAGTGTAGTACGCTCCTTTTTGGGCTTCCAGGACAGTCGCACCTTCATACGGCTCTTCGGGGAGAGATCCATACTTGATTGTGGGTACCATGTACCCCAGTTCACGAGCCTTTTTCGTCAGCTGACTGAAAACCTTAATTTGCTGCCCTCTTTCGACGAGGAAACAGAGAGGAACCCATGTCGCTTTCGCCATCTCCAAAAGGTTGAGAAGTGTACACAATTTTTTCAGGAGTTTATGCGGAAGTAGAGTATCCTTGATACAATACTCGGCAACTTCACCCAACTTTTTTGGGTCACCTTCCTTGTATCGAGCAAACATCTCCTTCGGTGACATATCAATTTTCTGGTCTCCTAGGTACAGCTTTGAAACTTCATTTAGTTTATAAGAATCCAGTTTGTATCCTTTCTTTACTTCATGAAACATATCGAAGATGAAACGTCCAGACATGGGAAGAAGTTTGAGAAAGTTATCACCGAGAGCGCTCGAACTCAACTTTTTCAGTAAGAGTTCACTGGGTGGTTCACGTAACTTACCCAGATTGAAAAACTCCTCATTACAGTTTTTCAAGAGAGCTCGTTTGTAAATATACTCAAGATCGAACCCGAAAATGTTCCACCCTGTAATGATATCCACATCCTTCTCGTGAAGATATTTTTGGAACGCTTCGAGCATTTCACGCTCGGTGTCGAAACTTGTGACGTCAGGTCCCTCTGTTTTTTTGTAACACAGACACGTCTTCTCATATGGTTCATCACTTCCGAACTTACAAAGTGAAACGGCAATCTGGAAACACGCATCATCTAAAACATCAGCACTTGGAAATTTTCCCGTCGAGCTGTTACACTCAATATCAATCGAAGCCACAACAAATGGGGCAATATCGTCACGGTTTACTGGTTTCAGAGTTGACCAGTCGTTACACCAGAGATCGATATCTACTTTTGCGAGATGTGAACGAACACACTCACCACCAGAGTCGAGCCATCCAGTCGACTGGATCCCGGTACGATGCATGAGCCTCAGGACGGGATCGAGGTTTGCTTCATAGACATGATACCTTCGAAAATCGCGATTGTACGCAAACACCGAATTGACCTTTCTACGATCCGCGAGGGTCTTGAAGTTGAGGCGCATGTATGCAAATTGTTCATTATTTTGAAAACCCCATACATCCTTCTTCTGAGTCACACTATACCCAGTCACATGGTCCGGGCGAAGTTTGTTCAGGTCATCGTAGAGTAGACGAACATCCCTATCAGTCGAACCCTTGGGTAACTTTACAAAAAAATAGGGTTCGAAAACAGTCGTCACACACACGGATTTACCATCTTCCGTTTTTCCTAAAATACTAATCATATGTTCGTCATCGACATCTCGCGCCTCCCAAGTCAAAGCTTGGAACACCACCATATGTTTACAATGAGCCAAAATTTTAATATCATTTATTAATAAATGTCTGCCGCTTTAATTGAGCTCGTGTCGGTGGGTGCCCAGGATGTCTACATCACTGGTAACCCCCAGGTCAGTTTCTTCCGCCAGAACTACAAGCGCTATACCAACTTTGCCATGAAGCCCGAGCGCATGGATTACATCGGTACCTTTGGTGCGAACAATGAGGTTGCCATTCCCATTCGCTCGAAGGGTGATCTCATGAGCTACATCTGGATCGAGTCTAATGGCATCGCCGGAGTTCAAGAGAATGCTACGGGTCTGTTCTCGAATGCCGCCGCGAGCCCCACTGAATTTTCGCTATGGATCGGTGGTCAGAAGGTATCCCAACTGGATTCCCTCTTCGTTCAGGGTGTACACAACCCGCTCATGCGGGACACCACCGCGAAGGCGTCTATGGCTGTCACGACCAACGCCAAAAAGGAAAACAACACCGGTAACCATTACATGATTCCTTTCTTCTTCGGTGAAGACTGGACCAAGGTGCTCCCCCTCGTGGCGCTCCAGTACCATGATGTTGAGATCCGCATCAAGTGTCGCGATGGGTACATTCCCACCGATACTCCCAAGGTGTACGGTAACTATGTCTACCTGGATACGGAAGAGCGCAAGTTTTTCACGGACAGTGAACACGAACTTCTCATTACCCAAACGCAGTATCAGCTCGCTTCCAACACGGACACTGATATCGATCTCAGCTATTTCAACCACCCCGTGAAATCTCTCCACGTTGTTTCTGGTAAAGCTTCGGGTAGCGACTGGGCCGACGAGTACAACTTTTCAACCTCTTCCCTCTACATCAACGGTACCGCACTTTTCGAGAACACTTCCAACATCTACCACCATGATGTCGTTCCCGAGATGCACTGTACTGATCTCCCCGATAACATCCTCGATGATCTTCCCACCTACTCGTGGCCTTTCTGTCTGACTATGAGCAAGATGCAACCCACCGGGTCCCTTAACTTCTCTCGTATCGATAACGCGAAACTCGTACTCAATAACCCCACGGGTGGTAACCAACTTCATCGTGTCTATGCGGTCAACTATAACATTCTTCGTATCAAGAATGGTATGGCCGGTGTCGCTTTTGGTAACTAAGTAAATTATGTTCCACTAAAAAAATAAGTAAAAATGGTAAAGTCTCGCAAGGCGTCCAAGTTTATTATCGATCTTGGACCGGAAATAGACAAGGTTGTCAAGAAGAAAAATGCCAAAATCAGGAAACAGAGAATGATCATCGCAGAACTGGAGGATAGACTCCGGAACAAGAGTGATGATATGAAAGCGAGAAAACAGAAACTGGTCATCGCCAATCTACAGGAAAGGATTGTCGAAGCAGAAAAACGCGCAGTCGCGGCGGAAAATGAAACTCGTCGATACAAGGTTCGGCGCGCTGGTATAAGTAACAAAACAGTTGAAAATGCATTCAAGAATTTACGAGAGGGTAAATCCCTCTCAAGAATGAAAGCAAACACGATACTGTTGATTCAGCAGTCTGGTCGTTGGGATGAAGCCAGGAAGATTCAAGCACAGAGAAAGTTATGTTAGTTCCAATTGTCAATCAAGGTTTTCGTCTTTTCATACATCTTCTTTCCGTAGAAGGTTTTATCCTTTTCCCCTACCCAAATTGTGAGTCGGTCTTCGAGGAACCCCTTGAACTTATCCGAGTCACAGTTAGACTTGTATCGAACCTTTTCACCCTTAAGTGCCTGCTCCATAGCAGCTAAACGACTATCCATCGAACGCTTAGCCAACTCATCAGGACTCAAACGGGTAGAGACTTCTTGTTTTTTTCCAAGTGCCATTTATATTATGGACGCACCTATCCTTTATTACTGTAAAGCATGCAAAAGAACTTATGATGGTCATGCCCAATGCTGCTTCGAGATGGAACACATCGAAGTTAAAATCCCCACACATACTAAATGATTGTCATTAGTATTGTTATAGTTATAGTCCTAATAATTTACTTCCTGTTAAAAAAACGTACATATGCTCCACCGGAAATTATTAAAAATAGGTACAGTTCCACTGAAATGCATGATGGAATGCTACGAGATTCGCATAGGATGGATACATATAATTCGATTCTTACCAATAATCCATCATTAATCAAGGGTAAATGCGTACTAGATGTTGGTTGTGGTACGGGTGTTTTAGGTGCTTTCGCTAAAAAGGGTGGGGCATCAAAAGTTGTCGGTGTAGACATGAATGACGTACCAAAATACCCAGGA